AGGTGAGTACAAGCAAATTTGCGATATTTGTGGCATGGAGGGTCTTAACACTGATATGGTGAAGACTTGGGATAATCTTTGGGTCCACCGTTCAACCTGTTTTGACGGTCCCAGAAATCCTCAAGATTACCTCGTGCGCCCCAGAGCCGACAAACAGAACGTTCGTGACGCCAGACCGGAGAAGAATGTGGAACCAACCATCTTAGGGGCCGCCACAACCTCTATCGCAGACACTACGGCCACGTCAGGTGGAAACGTGACGAACGATGGGGGTTCTACGGTAACAGCCTACGGGGTCTGCTGGAGCACGTCTACTGCCCCTACGATTACGGATAGCAAAACCTCTAACGGAACGGGTACTGGTGAATTTACTTCCTCGGTGGCGGGATTGACAGCATCAACCAAATACTATCTGCGAGCGTATGCCACTAACAATGTTGGTACGGCTTACGGTCCGACAAAGGAGCTCACAACCACAGTATGAGCTATTATGAAGACATTTCACAGCGAGACGTTATCAGCAAATTAATGCCTTTACTGGATAACGGAACCTTCTATTTGAGGGATGACGGAAAGCTGACGAGGCAATCAAGGCTTTCCCATAATACCCCCTGGATTCATCATAAACAAGCCAGGAACCGGAATTGCACTTTGTATCACACCCTCCATAGTCATTTCGGATTTATCCATTCGACCTGCCATGAATGCTGGAAAACTGTTGTTCGGCCTAGAACATTGGTTGAACTTCACAGTTTAATGAACATCCAGAAAGTTTTGGATTTACCGAGTAAATGTGGGATTGAAAAGCGAGAAACGGTTTGTGGGTTGTACGGGGGATATTTTTATGCTAATTCTCTTGCCGAAGGGAAGGCACAATACAAGTGTGTTAGAAAAACTGTAGATGAAATATCGGTTGATATCCCCGTCATTTTAAAGAGAGGGTGCACCGAGTTTGAAGTTGGAGGCACACCGTCAGACCATTGGGAGATATCGGAAGACCAGAAGAAAATGGAGTACCTGGTTAATGACCTGGTTGATCAAAACGTTTCTAAGATTCCGCAACCGGAACATTTGAAGGAATCAATATTCAGAACATGGATACATTGGGCGTATGCCGCAGGGGATTTGACTTACCTGTCTTATACGGATGGAAAAGCGTTGTTTGCGCCTTACAAAACATATCATGAGGTCTGCAATGGAAAAAAAGAAAGACAAAAAGAAAGGCAAGAAGAAGGTAAATGTGGTTTTGAAGGTGGATAGTAGCGTGGTTAAAGTAACCGATACGTTCCCTAAAAAGGAGAAATAACCATGGCAACTACGAAATGGCAGAACGACAGCATGCTAGACGCAGCCCTTTCATGGGTGAAAACAAACGGTACTAAAATGTACGTCTGCACGGCTTCCGTATCTAGCTCCAGCACTGTGACGTATTCAACCATAGTGGCAGCAGCCTTGACAGGGGCTATCAGCATGGCAGCCCTTGCGAGTGTAGCTTTGGCTGCCGGTGACGTTAGTGGAAGGAAGTTGGCAGTTCCTGAGAAGGCCAGTGTTGCAGTCACCGCTTCGGGAACCGCTGCCAGGATCGCGCTGGTGAACAGTTCCGGTTCTGTTGCTACCTACATTACAACATGCACCGGTCAGGCCTTAACGTCTGGGAACACTGTAACGGTTCCTACGTGGGATATAGAACTAGCTGACGCAGCATAAGGTGATATTGTGGCCGATACGTTCTGGAAAGATGGCAATGTAACGTGGAAAGACGGCGACGTTTCGTGGCTTCCAGGGGCGAGCCTTCTTGTTGTCGCTGATTCAACCCACGCCCATTCCGCAGACAATATAGCGATTACCCAGAAGCATACACTTGTTGTTGCTAGCGCTACGCACGACCATACTGTTGATGTGGGGGCCATCTCGCTGCACCTTGTTCCGTCAGACACCCTTCACACCCAGAGAACCGGTTCTACTGCGCCGATATGGGCTGATGGCGACGTTACGTGGGTGGGCGATGATGTCGATTGGCTTGATGGGGTATTTAATCCAGATATCATTCTGGTTGAGCACAAAACCCTTGTTGTTGCTAGCGCTACGCACGACCATTCAGTTGATGCGATTACCATCGTTGTTGACCTTGTTATTGCTGATTCTACGCATGACCATACGGTCGATAATGTTGCGATTACGCAGGCGCACATTCTTGCAGCGAATAATTCCACACATGCTCATTCGGTTAATAATGTTTTTATCGATCAAAAACAGATTCTTGTTCCAATTGATGCAATCCACGCCCATTCAGTTGATAATGTAGATATTCTTCATTACCGGTCGTATCCGCTTGAAAATACCCAGTGGTATTTAGTCCAGGAAGTGAAAAACATCGTCCAGGATACCACTTATTCTTATGATTACATTTTGGACAAACTGAACGAATCACAGCTTTTGATTTCTGGTGGGATTTTATTGGTGTATCCAGACCGTACCCAAGTATTTTCATCTCCACTTGAGGACCTTGAGACCTCTGATACAGTTACAGCGTCCGCATCGGCAGCGTATGTGTCGTTACCGTCTAATTACCAGCGGGAATTGTTCTATATTTATAATGATAGCGCTCCAGGGTTTGTAAATATGGTGAACGCTTTTGGCGGGTTGTTAAATAGTAATCCATCTTTAGACCGTGAAAGAAACGTAACGGACGCAGTGATTGAAGGGAATAAGTTGTATTATCAGGGGATACCGGGCGATGCTCAGACATTGACTTTGAATTATTTCCGAAAACCGCACGAGATGGCGACCTATACTTCCTCGGGGATATCATTCTCAGGAACAACCATATTAGACAGCAACGATGGGCTTGGGGTGTTTTACGCTGGGCAGACGATAGATATTGAAGGGAATTACGCTAATTCCGGGGAGCACGTTATTGTATCGGTTGAAGATGATGGTTCCGGAATGACCGTATCTGACAGTTCAACTACTGAAAGCGCTGGAAGTAGCCTGACAATTAGAAGCCGTCCTGACGGAATACCGGAGCATTTGCAAAAAGAATTGTTGGTGAACCACGCCGTAATGAAGATATTACAGCGCAAGCTGGTTTTTGGTAGCACGGTTGACTTGACAATGGAATACCGACAGGGATTCTACAGAGCCATGATAGACCTTGAAACAGATGTTGAAAGAACCCGCTCTCCGATACAACTGAGGAATGCAGCATGAGTACACAAGCGAGTTTAATTGAAGATATCAAAGGGATTATTCAGGATACCACGTTCACTTCGGCAAACATTCTGGCTTACATGAACGAGGGGCAGAAGAAGATAGCGGGTGGAGTGCTTTTGCTATACCCAGATAAAACGCAAGTGCGGTCTTCTCCGCTCCCTGACCTGACTGCAACGGACACGTTGACCAGCAGCTTAACCTTGGCCTACACCAGTATGCCATCAGATTACGACCGGAATATGTATTTCGTAACCAGCGAAACGAACGAAATAAGGGTTGATGTTTTAACATCCCTTCAGGAATTACTGGATTATTACCCAGCTCTTGACAATACCCAGCAAATCCGGTTCGCCGCTATTTCAGGGAGCAAATTATATTATCAGGGGATGCCGTCTATCGCTGAAAGCCTTACGGTATATTATTTCAGAAAACCCCATGACATGGAGAACTATTCGGTTGTGACAATTTCCTTTACTGAAACGGGTAGCGTGATAGCGGATTCAGCCAGCGGATTGAGTGGTTTCTACGCAGGGCAAACCATTGACATTGCTGGCACGACCAATAACAACAGCGTTTTTACAATCGCCACGGTTGAATCAGATGGTTCAGAATTGACGGTAGACGAAACTCTTACCACTGAGGCATCTGGGACTAAGTTCACACTTAGAAGCCGCCCTGACGGCCTCCCAGAGCACTTACACGAGGATTTACTGGTAAATTACGTTGCCATGAAGATATTTGAACGAAAGTCCATAGTGGACTCACAAAAGATGGGGGACGCACAGAGGTGTAAATCGTTTTTCAATCAGGCCATGTTGGACATGGAAGCATCCACAGAAAGAGCGGCTGAGCCCATTACCATCGTTTCGAGGAGTTATTAATGAAAACCTTACTTTTCATATTGGTCTTGTTGTTTACAGCCCCGGTTTTTGGAGCTGAGTTTTATACTTCTGCTGCGGCATTGACGCAAGTGCGTTCTTTAATTGGGGAATCAAGCGCTTCGTTCTGGACTGATGCAGAAATAAATAACTGGGTTATTGAGGCAGTGGAGGACATCAGCGCAAGGTCTGGCGGATTCCAAGTGTCTGATACCATTACATTATCAACCGCCACCTATGAATATTCCACAACAACAGGGTCGGTCAGCGTAGCAGATATCGTTGAGGTCTTAGGCATGGTGTATGTGGTTACAACGGACATCACTGGGGATACGAATCAGCAGTTTATTGGGTTAATTAAGGTGGACCCCGGAATGGTTCATACAATCCCACTTACGGATAACGGACCCCCTAAGTATTATTACAATACCGGCGATAAGATTGGGATTCTACCTCCACCCACTGCGACAGAAAATGCACAGGTGGTAAGGATTTATTTTACTAAAACATCTCAAACGATCGCTGATTTACCGAACCAGTATCAGTCTTTAACTTTCTGGTACGCTGCGTCTATGGCATTCAAGAAAGAACATCGGTATGCAGAATCCAAAGAGCTTTACGGGATGTATCTTCAGAAATTAGCGGACCTTTCCAAGATAGCACAAGGTGGGCAAAAATGAAAAAGATAGCGCTATTAATAATGTTGTTGATTTTACCTGGGATATCGTTCGCTGCGGATTACTATACTGCTGCGACGGCAAGGGAGCAGGTGCGGATGTTGCTGATGGAGAATACGAATAACTTCTTCACCGATACCGAGCTCGATAATTGGGTAAACGAAGCAACTGAGAATATCAGCAGTAAAGCCTTGTGTATTCAGGTATCAGACACCATCTTGCTCGTGACATCTCAGTATGAATATACGGAATTTGTAGTCGGTGGTGCGGCCTCGGCAACCGATGTGGTGAAGGTGTGG